GGCAGAACCACCTGCGCTATAAACACCAGTAGCGGCATTTAATCGCATTTTAGTAGTTAGATCATAGTCACCAAGCCGTACAGAATATTGTGGATATCCATCGCTTGAGTGCAATGCAGAGTTGTACACTATTGGGTTGAGGTTCAAAGTGATAGTTGGAGTATCACCAGTCCCTATCTCAATATCATCGTCTACGCTAGGTACGCAGCGAGTAAGCTCTACATCAGCAGAAGAACCATCATCACAAAGACCCTGCGCTACGACAGACATATAGTCACCCTCAGCACATATATCAGTACCGTCCCAGATGATGTTCCCTGCACCAGTAGAAGCACCAGCATAGGTAGCGGCATTCCACTTCTGAATTGCTTGCCCAAGGTTCTTGAACGTATCCATGAGGAAAGTTATAGAACCAGAGAAAGAATCAAACGTTCCAGAAATAGCGGTTTCGCTTGTACCAAGGCTAGAAGCTCGGCTTCTCTTGCGAGGAGCGACATTTACAGTCATAACAGTGTCTTGACCTAAATCATCAGGTTCTAGCGTGAACACGCTCCAAGAACTCGTACCAGCATCCCATTTGCGGAATACTACTCTGCGGAGTTGCGTTATATTTTGAACTGCCATTTATTTCCCTTTCTTAATTGTTAATATCGTATATTATTTCTGCGCTTGCAATCTTCACAACTAAATTATTCTGGGTTACAACAAAGTTCTGTGGGGTAGTTGTGGGTCTTATCCGAACATTTGTGTAATCATAAGTAGCACCACCAACGCTCCCGGACAAACGGCATAGGGATGGGTTCTGTATAACCCACTCCAAGATTTGTTGGTGCACCTCCTCGGTTTTGGGTTTATTCGCTAACGCTACATAAAAGTCTACTGTGGAGTGCAAGTTTAAGCCTTTAGGTGATCTACTAGCGTTTCCGCCTCTAGTGACTAGCCATACACCACTAGCTGGTGAGCCATCTTTCTGAAGTGGAGCTTGTTCCCAAAAACAATTCTTGTCTATAACTAGATCTGCGACATTGTCGCTAACCATCCGTTGTAATAAAGCTAGAGTAATCATTTAGTTATATCTCCAAAGTATTTTTGCATATAATTACCGACCATTATGGCGTTCTTAGCGTTTTCCATATAGTGTTCTGTAGCCGGGTTTCTGTTTGGACCTTGCTCCCTAATCCATGCGTAGGGGACGCTTTTACCTCCATAAGAACCGCCTGCAATAATTTCAACCGTATTAGCATTTGTCTCATTGACGCGAATCGTGTTGCGCAAAGCGCCTGTCACATAAGGAGCGTTTCTTCGTGCTTGTGCCGCAATGTCAAACCCCATCTGGAATAAACCACGCACTGTCTTGTTATTTATTAAAGATATTGCGTTATCATCCCAATGCAGCTCAACCTTGGCTACATTAGCCATTAGTGACCTCAGTCCGCACCACTTTCAACTCTAAATGCTCAATGTTCCCTGTATGCTGATTTTTCCCTATCCCAGCGTCTACAATCTCATAGTAACCGTCATTTTGGTTGTTATGAAGCATATAGGTAGATACTAGTTGGTTAGTGTCAATGTTTAGCACTTGGCATGGCATAGCATAAATTAAAAAATCAGAGTTAAGTGCTTCTATGGTGTTGTTGACAGAAGAGTTAGAGCCTTCGTCAACTATAACATTCAAATCAGCTATCTTTGTAAAGGTATTGCCTACTAATGTACCATGTTGGCAAGTCCCAATCTCCCACACTCCCGAAATTATCGCATTGGGGAAAGCATCAAATATTGAGATATCCATTATTGTAAAATCCACAACAATGCCGAGCAGAACACTCTACTTTCAAACCTATGTCGCATTTATCGTATTTTTCAATGATGTCACGATATTGCGAATACATTTGTTCAAAAGCGTTGGTGGCACTATTTTTAAAGTTAATTGTAAAGTTCCTGACACTTTTCGATTGAACAAGGTCAGGTGCGCCTTGGAATTTCAGAGTAGTACACAAGAAGTTAGCGAGTAATAAAGCCAAATCTTGATTTGTATCGTCCAACTCTGGGAATTCCTCTAAACAGAGAAGAGACGCAAGTCGAAGCTTCGCAATATCAACCAAGAGTTCCCAATCTTCATCAGAACAGTTTACGGTTTGTCCAGTTAATAGCGTATATTCTTCTTGCGTCATCTTTTATTCTCCTAAATTAAGCGCTCTGTGAGCTTAAGCCTTTTATAGCAGCAGCACTCTTGTACTTAGTTAGAGTACCACCAAGAGGCATTTCATTCAACAGTATGTTGCTGTTGGTGTTTACATCAAAGAATGGATAAACACGAGGTGCTCTTTCACCAGTTGTGGTGTAGCCGTTGCGTACCAATAGGTAAGCATCGTTGGTTGTGTCATATTCCATCCATAGAGGAGCAAACACACGAGCTACGCGGAAGATATCTTCAGCAGTTGCTCCTGGCTCAATGAGGTATCGGTTACCAACCTTAGCCTGGAAAGCAGCAGTCAATACACTTGGCTTTACTACCAAGATCTGATCGCCTTCAGAACGAATCCATTGGCGAGCGCCAACTATACCGTCATAAAGGTTGTCGCCTGCGTTTGCAGTATAAGTAGAAGCTACGAGTGAGCCATAGCCAGTTTGTGCCGCACAGTCAGCAGCGATTGGGTAAAGACCAGTACCAGTAGAAGAATCAAACATGCGTAGATCTGGAGTACCAGCAGAACGGCCATCACCGATGAAGATTGCACGCTCTATTGAAAGCTTGATCTGATCGAACAATTCACGAGCGCGGAACTCTAACAATTCAGGATTGTTGTAGATTTCCATCGCATCAAGCGAAAGTTTCTTGTAGATCATCTTATCATAGGCGATACGGATGGTGTCAGTTATAGCCTCATCAACTTTGGTATCACCAGGTTTGTGGCCCTGAGCTTCGTTGCCATAGTTAGCAGAACCAGCTAAGGCATTGTTCCTCAAACCACGTCCGTTAGTACCACCGATGTGCATTATGTAATCCAAAATGCCATCATCCTTTTCCATAGCTTCCGTAAACATATTGGTGATGTTTAGCGGATTTCCAAGACCAGACACGCCATCTTTGGTTTTCAAAGCGCTCTCTAGTCTGTCATTGAATTTGCTATCAAATTTGAAGTTGGATGCCTTTAGAGCGTCCTTGATAGCGTTTGCGCGGAAAGCTTTGGCTTCCGCTTTGGTGTCTTTAGACACTACAGGTGTTTCGTTTTTCACAGCTCTATCCCTAAAATTAATGTTAATATTATGAACTACTGCATCCTTCTGCTCTTCGGCAGGAGCTTCAGGCTCATCCTCTTGCTCGTCACGAGCAGTTGGCTGAACTTCGCTTTCAGGAACATCAGTAGTGAATTCGTCAACTACTTCAGCAGCTTTTTCTACCAATTCCTCGGCAATTTTCTGCTTCATAGCGACATTCTCTTTTGGAGTGAGTTCATCTTTCGTCTCGCTCATTTCAATGTCTCCTTTTATATTGTTGTTGTTACCATCTTCGGCTTCCACAGTTTCGCTACCCTTAGCCCCGGCTGCTTCAGCG